GTTAGAAAGCTAGGAGTTCAAAATAGAATAATTCTAATTTTTAACCCAACTTCAAAAGCACATTGGTTATATAATGAACTATTCTTAAAAAGAGGAATTGAACCAGGACAGTCTTTAACTAAAGGAAAATATACATATATACATACCTCTTATTTAGACAATTTAAAACACTTAAATAAAGATTTTATAGCTGAAGCTGAAGAACTAAAAGAAACTGATATAGAAGCTTATAAGCATACTTATTTAGGTGCATTTAGAGAGGTTGCTGAGGGAGTTATATTTAATTATAAAATATCACCCTTCCCTAAAGATACAAGTGTGGAGTATGGTCTCGATTGGGGTTTTAGCCAAGACCCAACAGCATTAATAAAAGTATATATAGACCATAAGGTAAAAGAAATATATTTAAAACAAGTAATCTACCAAACAGGGTTAGTTCCAAGTGAATTATCTCAACTGATTAAAAGTAAAATAAAAGACAACAGCCTTATTATAGCTGATAGTGCTAGACCAGATTTAATAGAAGAAATTAAAAGAAAATCAATTAATATAAAAGGTGGTAAGAAAACTAAGATTGTTGAGGGTATTCAAATAATGAAAGACTATACTATTTTTATAGACCCAAATTCAAAAGATTTAATTAATGAATTTAACAACTATTGTTGGGATAAGAATTATGATGATAGACCAATAGATGACTTTAACCATGGTATAGATGCAATAAGATACCTAGTTACTTATAGACATAAAATAAGAAAAATAAAAAGATATAGATTAAGATAAAATAATAGAAAAATGACAGTAAAAGAATATAAAATAATCTCAACCTTAAAGCAACAATATAAAGGTGATGAACTTACTAGAGAGGTACTTAGATGGTTATCAAAAGATAATCCCTCTATTAAGCTGAATGGGGCTACACAACGAATATTGGAATTTCACGAAATTTTAAATAATAAACCTGATGGATTAATTCAAAAATTTAAATACAATGATGTAGAATATGGACTTATCCCTGACTTTGAAGATATAACAGTGGCAGAATTTTTAGATTTGAACAATTATGAAAATTCAGTTGATGATATTAACAAATTATTAGCAGTTCTTTACAGACCTATTAAAAGTAGTATTGGTAAATATTATGAGATAGAAGAATATGATGGTACTGGTAAAAGGGCAATTTTATTTGAAAACATAGATATTAAAATATATTTCTCTGTTGTAAATTTTTTCTCCACCCTTTTGCAGACGCTATTAAAAGCAGATTTGGAAACCTCTATGGCGAAAGGGTTGAAGACAATACAGAGGGGAAGAAAAGTCTAGTTATTGATGAACAGAAAGCCTTCCAAGAGAGTTATGGCTGGCTTCATTGGGTTTATTCAATGGCTGAAAATTATATAAACATTGATAAAATACTAGAAAGTAATGTATTTTCATTTTTAAATTATTGCAATTGGACAGCCAGAAAAAATGAAATAGAAAATAAGAAATTAAATAAAATAAAAAATAAAAAAAGAAAATAATATGAAAAATAATGGATTTTATAAAATAACAGAATATTTGATGAAAATAGCAGAAGGTATAGAGTTAAATAATACAGTTATATTTGCACAAAGTGAGGATAAGGATTTATATAAAAATAATGTATATCCTTTAATACATTTAAACCCTACTACTAGTCCTTTATCTATATCTAATGGGGCAACATCTTTTACATTTGAGATAGGAGTCTTAGATAAAAGAATACAAGATAATAAAGGACAAGATAAAATAGATGGGAATTTCAACATCATTGATACATTTGCTACTACCTCAGCTATTGTAAATGAATATATAAGTGATATAAACAGGAATATTGGCAGTGAATTTACATTAGAAAGTATAACTGATGCTACACCTATTTACTATGAAGATAATAATGGCTTAGATGGTTGGGTTTTTCAACTAACCATCCAAATAGCTAATAACGTAGATTTTTGTTAAAAATGGATAATTTAAAGAGAGAAATAGAAGCAGTAGCAAAAGACTATGTAGATAAAATAAGGCAATTAGTACCAAAAGATACTGGTAAATTAGCAAATTCCATTAGCTATATTATTACAGAAGATGGTTTTGAAGTTAATGCACCAGAGTATTTAGATTATTTGGATAAAGGTATTAATGGTATTAAAAATCAACATGGTTCAATATATTCATATACCTTAAAAAAGCCCCCTATAAGTAAGTTACAGGGCTTTGCTAATAGAAAAGGTATAAACGTTTATGCTTTGCAAAATAGTATATATAACAAAGGGATAAGACCTAAAAGATTTCTATCTAAAGCAGATACAGAAATAGATGTTAATCGAATAGTTGAAGCATATAATAAAGATATAGATTCAATGTTTGATGATTTGTAAAATAACAAAAAATAAAAAGATTTTAAAATAAAGGAAATATGAGTTTAAATACACAAGTAGAGATAAAATTCAACAACCAACCAGTTAACAATGATGAAATTGAATTTAGATATATGGTTAATGGACAGCCATTTACATATACCTCTGGTGAAACAAGAGTTAAAAAAAGGTTTGTTGAAACAGATTCACAAACAAGAGGAAGAATAACTCGAATAAATACAGATGGTACTTTACCACAAAGAGTATTAGGAGATTTTAATGGCAAAGTTAATGTTGTTAAAAAAATACATAATATTTTAGTAGTTGGTGGAAATTTTACTAAATATACATACGATAATACACAGTATGACTATGAATCTATAGCATTTTTAGATTTAACAGGTTTTCCTCTTTATTTAAGACAAGGAGAAAATAAATGTAAGACTTTACTTCCTGAGGGTGAAGTATATGATGTAAATGAAAGAAGTTATACACCAATTGGTTCACCTAGTCCTATCCCTGTAATTGATATAGTTGGAGATTTTAACAGAATACAAGGTATAGTACAAGATGGTTCAACAGAAGTAGAAATTGACCCTAAAATGAACAATTATGTATGTATAGAAAGGGCTAATGGATATATAGATGATGTATATAATGATACAGTTCAAAATATAGGAGTATTTGACAGACCTATTTTAAAATGTAGAAGTTTAGGTTCATCTTTATTAATGGTTGGAGAATTTAGTCAATGGGGAGGTAATTCTTTTGATGCACCTATTGTTAATTTATCTGCTATTGGAGTAATTAATTCTTTTTTTAACTTTAATTTCAAATGGACTAGAAATATATCAGGAGATTTTAGTATAACTGCCTTAGAAGTTAATAACGGAAACATCTGGATAGGTGGTAATGGTAATGACTGGGATGGAAGTGTAGCAAGTGGTATTCAAAAGATTTTCACTAATGGTACAAAAGATTTTGATTTTTCTTGTCAAGTACTAGGTGAAGTTTATCAATTAAAAGTAATTCAATCACAACTATATGTTTCAGGTAATTTCACAGGATTAGGTGGTATTTTTACTAATAGTTTTGGTCGTGTTAATAGATTCTCTGGTGTAGCTTCTACATCATTCAGACAATTAGAAAGTATAACAGATATTTATGATTTTGAATTTATCCCTCAATCAATTACAGGTGCATTTGCAGGAAGACCAAATTGGGTATTTGTTGGAGATGATGGTGCAGATAAAAATGTTTATATTAATTCTTTTGGCATAGGAGGTTTAACATTCTTAAACAATGTACCTTTAAATGTAAGTGTAAGAAGTGTGATGGTTGATGACAACAATATAATTGTAGGTGGTGAATTTACCCAATATAATTCAAATGTAGTATTAGGTGGAAATAATATTGAAATAGGAAATAATTTACAAGAAACAATTGATAATTTATTGAATAACTTACAAAATGAAAATGATTTAGATTCACAATTTTATGTTCAAATAATAGACAACAATTCAATTTTAATTAATTATGAATTTTTCAATCCTAATAGCTTAGTAGATGTAGTTGATATTGAAAATACAAACGAACCTAACCCAAGGATTGAGATATTAGTTCAAAATGATTCAGGTAATGCCTTAGATTTGGTTAGACCCTTATTATTAAGGTCAGATTATATAGTTAAAGCATTTGGTGGTAATTCAGAGGAATGGAACAATACAGACTATTTTATATTCGAATATGAGGGTAACATAAACAATTACACTAATATAAATGTACCAAAAACAAAACTAAATAAAATAAGATTGAATAACTCTCAAAATAATAGTTTTCTTAATATAAGTCCTCTGTTAGAAACTAACTATAGAGATGTAAAGGATTACAGAGAGGAAACCATAACAACCTTATATGATAGTGCTAAACAAGGTAAATTCAGTTTTGTAAGGGCTACAGACAGAATAAATGATGTAGATGCTGAGGATTCAGTTTTTGTTAATTTAGTGTTAGATGGTTATAGAAGAGAAAGAGAAGAACAAAATGGATTTGAAAATCCTTTATTATTAAATGGAAGATATAGAGAGGTGTTAGATTTTTATAAATTACCTTTCTTGTCAAGAGATGTAGATGAAATTAAAATTAATGGTTCAACTTATCTAAATTCATTCTTTTTATTGTCTCCTAGTAATTCAAATACTGCGATAGGTTACTTAAACATTACAAAAGATATATTTCAAAGTAATGATAATCTATTTATTGAATTTATTAAAGATGGAGAAGTAAAAGATAATTTTAATATAAAATTTATAACTGAAAATTGTAACTATACTCCTACTTATGTGCATTTTGTCAATAGTTTTGGATTGTTGGAAACTGTTACAATGACAGGTAGTAGAAACATCAATTATGATTACGATAAAGAAACATATAAAAGACCTGTAAGAGATGTTAATGGTAATTTTAATGTAAATGAACACACAGATTCTATCCTAAACAAAAATGCCACTAAAAATTATACTATTAATACTGGTATAATGAATGAAAAGATGAATTTAGTTTTAGAAGATTTACAATTATCTAAAATGGTTTGGTTAGAGGTAGATTCAGAATATATACCTTGTAAATTAGATAGTAGTAATTTTGACTTAAAAACAAGGTTAAGAGATAGAATAACTGAATACACTTTTAATTTTACAGAAGACAATAAAAATAATAAAAATATAATATAATGACGGACTTATATATAGGAAAAGATAATGATTACGTAAAAGTAGATTTATTTGAAGATGAGAATATATTCTATGAAAATAAATTAATTGAATTAGGAGAGGTTGGTGCTATTTTTAGTGATAGTACCAATACTTTCACTATACCTGCAACACAAAATAATAACAAAATATTTGATTTTTGGTTTGAAATTAATTATGATTTAGGTATAAGTTATAATCCCCAAAAAAGAGTTAAATCCTATATTGAAACTGACACTATTCCTTACAGATTTGGTGAAATACAATTAGAGGGAGTAAATGAAAAAGACGGTATAGTTCAATCATATTCTATTACATTTTATTCTGAAATTCTGTCTTTAGAAGATTTATTTGGTGAGGACACTTTATCAGACTTAATTACTGATGATAGGTTTGATTTTAATTATTCTTTAGCCAATGCAATTAAGTTTTTAGGTTCAGAATATTCAGATGTTTTAAATACTGAGGGAAATAAAATAGATGGAGAATTAACTTATCCACTTATTTATCCTTTAGAAGGAGATATATCATTTTTAACCTCAGAAGTTTCTGATATTAATGATTCAAATAGTATTAATTTTAATAGTTTAAGACCTGGTATAAGAGTAAAAAAAATCATACAACTAATAGAAGAAAAATACAATATAAAATTTGAAGGTAAAATATTCAATTCTCCTGCTTTTACTAATTTATTTTTATGGCTAAATGCCGAAGAGGATGATAATAAAATAACTAAACCTTTCAATATGTTACAGTTAGATATTGATAAGGATTTAGAGTATAGATTTCTAAATGAAACACCTATTGTAACTCAAAATTTAGAGGTTGTTAATATAAATGCAAAAACTTTTAATATAGATTTAGATGAAGGTGAAATTTCTTTAAAATATAATCTTACTGAGATACTTCAAGATGTTGAAAACCAACACTCAACTAACCTAAATAGTTTAGATATTTTTACAACTATCAGACTTAGAATGCAGGATAGTAGAGGTACTAACAATTATGAGGGTAGAGGAGAGATACAACTGTTTAATAAAGAAACTGGTGAGGTTATTTTATCAGAATATGAAAAGAGAGGTAGTTCAGGTACAAGAGGTGCTATTCAGACATATATACCAATTAATATAAGTGTAAATACAAGTAACATTAATAACTTACCTGTAATAGAAGAAACTTATGGTGTAAGATATTTGGTTGATGGACAAGAAGAAGAGATAACAGGTTTATTCTTTTCAGTTGGTGCAACATACAGAAATCCTACTATAAATAATGGTTTAGGTTTGAGATATGAATTTGTTACTTTATCTGGTGTTGGGTCTTTATTTCTACCTTTCTCACAATCTCAATTTGTAGAAGTACCTTTTGATATTAAAAATAATTTACCTGACATAACTGTTAATGATTACATAAAAGATATAATTAAACTGTATGGTTTGATTATAAGACCTATAAGTTCAAATAGATTTTATTTTGATACATTTGAAAATTACATAGAAGAAGGTGAGACTATTAACATCACAAAATATACTGATATAAGCAGTATAAATAGTGATAGAAAAGAAGTTAATAAATCAATTGAATTTAAATACAATGAAATAGATTCAGTATTTGCAGAAGTACAAAATAATGGTAATGGAAAATATACTTTTGACGTTGATAGTAAAAATAATAAGGAGATTGAATTAGAAACCTCAATAGTAACCCCAACAAGGTTATTATCTGGTGAGATAGATGATGTTCAAACTAATATTAATTTATTTCTATTACAAGATGCAGATGGTTCAAAGACTTGGACTAGTGACCCTATACATTACTATTACAATGGTATTGTTAGTACAAATGAAAATAAAGATTCAGTTAATTTTAAATATGTTGAAGAAACATTTTCTTTAAATGAAATACCTTTAATAGATTCAAGTAATTCACAGATTTTAAACCAAGTAACAAATGATTTGAATTTTAATCCTATAATAGGTTCTAATTTTCACAATAGCAGACAGTTAGTAAGTAAAAATCAATTTAACAATTTTTATAAACCTTTTATTGATAACATATATGCTAGTAATAATAGAGTTATTAACTTAACACTTTATTTACCAGACCTAATAATTAATAAGATTGATTTGAATAGTATTTTAATTTATAGAAATAATCAATTCTTGATTGAAAATATAAAAGTTAATTTGAATACAGGAAAATCTTCTATAAAAATATACCCTTACAATAAAAACAGATTTGAAGGATTAACTGAAGGATTTGTTAATTTTACTGGTGTAGTTCAAAATAGTGAAATGGTTTATAATAAAGCTAAACATTTTGCTGGATTTACTTTTAATTCTAATTCACCATTTTTTATTATAAAAAGAAATATAGGAGATGGTACAGACTGGATTGATTTACCTGTAATGAATTATAATAGAGGAAAACAAGAAGTTGTATTTAACATAGATAATAATTCAAGTAACCAACCAAGAGAAATGGAATTGGAGATAGGTAATGATGATGGTATATTTAAATTATTAATCAGACAATTTTAATAAGATTTTAAAATAAATAAGATGATAACTAAAATAATTGATAATATCAGAAGTAAAAAGTGGGATAACAATTCTGCTTATTATAAGATTTACAAAGGTGCTAATAAATTAAAATGGTATCATAAATTATATATAAAAATATTTAGATGGAAAATAAAGAAACAGTAATAACGTTAAAGGTAGATAGTGCTGGTGCAGTTAAAAGCGTTGAAGGAGTTAAAGACAATATAAAGGATGCTAAAAAAGAAACACAAGGCTTAAATAAAGCTTCTAAAGATACTACTAAAAGTACTGGTGGTATGGCTAAAGGTTTCAAGGCTGTAGGTACTGCTATTAAAGCCGCTGGTATAGGTTTATTAATAGGTATAGTAGCCAGACTTACAAATGTATTAAGACAAAATCAAAGTGTCTTAGATGCTGTCTCAATAGCTTTTGAAACTGTTGATTTAGTATTAGGTTCAGTTGTAGATGTTGTAACTGATGCTTTTAATCAAATTGAAAATACTAATGGTGCTTTTACCTCTATGGGTAANGTTATAATGGGATTAATTAATATTGCTATATCCCCATTAAGGTTAGCATTTTTAGGTATTGAAGCTACAGTATTAAATGCACAGTTAGCCTGGGAGAAATCATTCTTGGGTAAAGGAGATGAAGACAGAATAGAGGAATTAACAGGTAAAATTAATGATAATAAAGAAGCTGTTAAAGATTTAGCCAACGATGTTTTAGATGCAGGAGAAGATATATTTAATAATTTTGGTAATGCTGTAGGTGGTGTAGTAGATTTAGTTGGTAAAACTGTTGAAGGTGTTAGAGAAATTAATGTTGAAGCCGCTAAAGAAGAAGCTAAAAGAATAACTGAGTTTAGAAAAAATGTTAAAATTCAAGAAGCTTTATTAGAAGGGATTAATTCTGAATACAGAACTCAAATTGAATTAGAGAAACAATTAAGAGATGATACCAACAGAAATGTAAGTGATAGAATTAAATCTGCTAGAAGAATAATAGAATTAATTGAAGAACAAGGTGAAAAACAAAGAGAACAAGCACAAAGAAACATTCAGTTATTACAACAAGAGATAGCTAATGGTGACTCAACTATTGAAACTCAAACTGCTTTAATTAGGGCTAAAAATCAATTAATAGAGATAGATAAAAATATTGCTACACAACAAAGTAATACACTTAAAACTATTAATAGGTTAGAGGATGAACAAATTAAAAACATTGAGACTTTAAGGAACATTAAAAAAAGTGATACAGAGTTATCAATTCAAGAAGCAGAAGAAGAAAGAGATGCTTTAAGAAAATTGGCACAAGAAAATATAACTGATGAATTAGAATTAAAACAAACTTTATTATCTATTGAAGAGAAGTTTCAAGACGATAAAAATGCTATCATTGAAGATTCTTTATCTAAGCTTACAGAATTTGAAGAGAATTTTAGAGAACAAGCTAGATTAAGAGAAGCACAAAATGAAGCAGAAGCATTTGAAATTAAAAGAGAAATAGAGAGAGAAAGATTTGAACAAGAGTTGGCAGAAATTGAAGGTCAAGAAGAAAGAAAAGCTGAATTATTAGCACAGTTTGATAAAGAAACTTCTAATAGAAGAAAAGAATTAAAAGATGAGGAATTAGAAAATGAAAAGATTTTAAGACAACAAGAATTAGCCTTAGCCAGTCAAACATTAGGTGCTATTGGAAATCTATTTGGTGAAGCCAATAAGTTAGCACAAGGTTTTCAAGTTGCAAGTGCTTTAATGAATACATATAATGGTATTACAGCAGCTTTAGGTGCACCTACATTAACTCAAAGAATACTAGGTGTAGCTTTTGCTAGTGCAACAGGTTTTGGTGCAGTAAAAGATATTTTATCTACTGACACACAAGGAGAATCTTCTAGTGGTAATAGACCTTCAACTCCTAGTCAAAGTGTAAGTGGTGGTGCTAGATTTGATTTAACAGAACCTACTATACCTGATGATGTTGATGATACACCTACACAAGTATATGTTACAAGTGATGAGGTTAGTTCTCAACAATCATTAGATAGAAATAGACAAAGGAATAGTAGATTTATATAAAGATTTTAAAATAAAGCAATATGTGTAAGATATTATTAAGTGGAGATAAGTTTCCAAAGTTTGTTGAAGAGTATTTAAAATTAGCTGAAAAATATGGTAGAGAATTAGAGGTAGAAACTGTTAATATGTCAGTTGATGTAGATGACCTTATTAAGTCTTTAGAAGAGGTTTCAGAAGAAGTGGATATGAACTATGAAGTTCTTTATAAGTATGAAGGAGAAGTCCCTCAGAGGTCTTTCTGTCAACGTATGATGTCTTTAAATAAATTTTATACAAAAGAAGAAATTAATGTTATGTCTTTTAGGGGGGAAAATAGACAGTTTGGGCATAAAGGTCAGAATTATTCTATTTGGGAATTTAAAGGCGGTCCCTTTTGTTCTCATTATTTTTCTGAGTACTTAGTTGTATTTGATGAAAATGGTAAGGCTACATCAGCAGTTAATACAGGTGCTGCTAAAGGTAAGGCTGGTCAACCTGCTAGTGCCTCTAATAACTATTGGAGACATCCTAGTAGAAGTTAATAAACACTAATTATTATTATTATTAGTATATATTATTATTAATTAATTATTGAATTATATCTCATTAATGTGTACCACCCCCTACAACTATAAAATACTCTGTTATAATAGTAATAGTAAGGGATAAGAGAAATACATTAAATTATAAATCTTAAATTTTCCCCCACTTAATTAATTACTATTATAACTATCTAATCTATTATTATATTCTATTACTATTATTAATCTATTATATATACTCATTATGTGTTACCCCTATGAATCAGTTAAACTCAACAATAGTGAGGGATAGAAGAGAATTTGAATAATTATTTTTCCTAAATTCCCACAGTTTAATAATAAAAATAGATTTTAAAATAAAATAAAGATATGAATACATTACCAACATATAAAGTACAATGGGAGTCTGAAGAAGACGGTATTATTTATGGTATATCAATAGTTGATGTACCTGCAAATGAAATGGAGTTTATTACAATGTCAAAAGACAAACCCCTTATACAACTGTCTGAAACTAATAAAGAAAAACAATTACTTACAGGTGTAGTATTAATTCCAGACCAACTTATATATAGAAATATAGATGGAAAAGAATTTAACTTAAAATTTGAAAAAGATACCATAGAAAAATTATCATTTGAATATCTTAATAGAGGTTATCAAAAGAACTCTACATATAACCATGACACTCCAATAGAAGAAGGTATTTCTGTTGTAGAAAGTTGGATAACAGGGGAAAATGATAAAGCCAAAGACTTAGGTTTTGATGTACCTAAAGGAACTTGGATGATTACAATGAAATTAAATGATGAATTATGGAAAACTTATGTTAAATCAGGGAAAGTTAAAGGATTTTCTAGATTCATTTTTGAATATACAAAAATTAGATTTTAAAATAAATAATAAAAACTTAAATAAAAAGAATATGAATGTAAAGACAATGTTATTAAAAGCAATTAGTATGCTTGAAGACAATGAAGAAGTAAAGATGGCTGAATTAGTTGTTGATGGAGTAAAGTATGTATCTGATTCATTTGCAGAAGGAGATAAAGTATATATCGAAGATGCAGAAGGAGATAGAGAAGAAGCTAGTGAAGTATCAATTACTAATGATGGTATGGTTCATACAACTGACGAAAATGGAGTATTAATTTCAGTATTACCTTTAGAAGAAATGCCTGAAATAGATGAACTAGCAGAAGCTATGAAACTTTTAGATGAAAATGAGGAACTTAAAATGAAGATTAAAGAGGAACTTATGAAAGAAGATAAAGAAGCTTATGAAGCTAAGTTGGCTGAGAAAGAAAAAGAAATGGAAGAAGTTTCAATGAAGTCTCAAAAATTAACTGAAGAATTAGAAGCTAAAAATAGCGAGTTAGAGACACTTAAAGCCGAATTAGAGACTACACCTTCAGAAACTAAATTAAAAGCCCATACAGCTTCTAAAAACACTTCTGAGATGTCATTAGCTGAAAGATTAGCAAGTATAAATGCTAAAGCGAATACAAAATAATAAAAAATTAGATTTTAAAATAAAATAATAAAACAATTAAATTAAAATAAATAATATGAGTACAACAACAAACGTAAACGCAGGTTATAATGGGGCTTTAGCAGGTGAAATCCTTGTAGAAGCTTTTAAAAAATCAGATACTATTGCAAAAAATGCAATTACAGTATTACCTAACAACATTGGAACAGGTTATTTACCAAGACTAGAATATGGTGCTGAATTACAGGATTACTCTTGTGGTTTTGACCCAGCAGGTGATGTAGATTACACAGATGTAGAGGTGGTAATGAAGAAATTCAAAATAGACCACGAACTATGTAAAGATGAATTTAGACAAACTTTCCAAGCACAATCTGCTGGATTATTTGGTGCTAATTCTGATATTCCTCAGTCTATCCAAGATGCTATTCTTTTAGCAATTGTTGATAACTTAGGTGCTAAAGTTGACCAATTTATTTGGAATGCACCACAAGGTCTTAAAGCTAAACTAACTTCTGATGGAGATTTCCTTGATGTTCAATCAACATCTTTAACTAAGGCTAATGTAGTCGAAGAAATGGAAAAAGTATATAATGAAATCCCTGAAGAAATTGTTGAATCAGAAGATTTAGTTATTGCAGTTTCTCCTAAAGTAGCTAGATTATATAGACAAGCACAAACTGAACAAGGATTAAATACAACTGTTGGTGATAAGCCATTAGATTACTTAGGTGTAAGAGTTGTTTCAATTGGTGCTTTATCAGGTGATGTAATGTTTGCTTACAGAGTGAAGAACTTAGGTTTCTTAACTGGATTAGAAAGTGATTTAAACCAAGTATCTGTTTTAGATATGGATGCCACAGATTTATCTGGAACTATTAGAACAAAAGTGATTTTAGAAATGGGGACAGGGTTTAGCTTTTCTAAAGAAATAGTATGGTATGGTGATTTTGAATAATCATTAAAAATAAATAAACAATAAGAGAACCCACTCAATTTTTTGGGTGGGTTTTTTAAAATAAAATAATAAATTAACAAAAAAAAATAAATAATATGGCATGTGATGTGACAAAAGGGCTAAGCGAGATAGCTTGTAAAAATACAGTAGGGGGTTTAAAAAATATATATTTTATTCCTTACGGAGAATATGATTTAGACACTACTTCAGATGATGTAGATGGACACGTAATTAATAATTTAGGGACTTCTGACCCTGTAGCAGAATCTTTTAGATTTCCACTTAAAAATACTGGTAATACCTATGAAGAAGAAATTGAATCTTCTAGAGACAATGGTACGACTGTTTTCAATCAAAATTTGAATTTTATAGTAACTAAAATTAATGCACAAATGCAATATCAAATGAAAGTACTATCTTGGGGAAGACCTCATGTAATAGTTGAAACTAATGCTGGTGACTTCTTTATGTTAGGATTGGAAAATGGTATGGAGATTTCAGGTGGTATTAATGTAGAAGGAGAAATGGCAGGGGCTAACCAGTATGCAATGGTTGCGGAAGGACAGGAAAAAGACCCTTCTTATTTCTTATCTGAACAAGCTATAACAGATTTAAAAGCTACAGTTTCGACAGATAACATTTAATATTTAATTATTAATATATCTTAACCCTTCACTTAGTTGTGAGGGGTTTTTTATTTTTATTAGATTTTAAAATAAAATAAAGTAATATATGGTAATTTTAAATAAAACCAACAATAGTTTTAAGGTAATTCTAAGGGATTTTGAGGTAAATAGAGGTAAAGTTAAGGTAAAGAATGAAATAGAAAATTCTAACCTTATATTTGACTGTCTATTTATACCTTCAAATAAAGGTCTTACAGAAGTTAGATTTGTATCAGGTGATGCTGAGGTTGAATTATTAGAATGGGTCTCTTATATCGAAGAAAAAGACGGTGTATTGGAGTCTAAAGAATGTTTAATTGAACAACTAAATATAGATTTATTTCAATCTCCTAAAAATGCTAATTATCTTATAGAAGTAATGGAAGATAAGAACAGATTATTTTATGGAGAACTTCTAATAACAGATGAGGAGGATATACAGGAATATAAAACATATAAGAATCAAAATGTAATTAAAATATAATATGAAAAAAGATAAACTACAAATTATAAATCTAAACAAATACGAAAGGGTTGACACATCTTCATTACTTAACATGGGTAATAAGTTTGTTACCTTTGGTATAGATAATAATTTCTTCTATAAGTTAGAAGACAGATACTATGGTAGCCCTACTAATTCAGCAGTAATTAATTCTTATGTTAATTACATTATGGGGGAAGGATTAGTTGCTAATAAAGGGATTAACCAAAAAACATTAGATAAAATTTTAGACTATAATGATTTAAAGAATCTTATATTACAGCTTAAAATGACAGGTAATGCACCTGTCCAAGTTATATATAGTAAACTACCTGACCAAAAGAAAGTAGCTAAATTATATGCCTTACAAAGTAAGCAAGTAGCTATAAAGAACCAAGGCGATTTAAGTGACCCAATAGAGGAATTTTGGTTTAGCTATGATTGGAAGCTGAAAACTAAATTTAAACCTTATGAAGTGCCTGCATTTGGCAAAGGTAGTGATAAACAAACTGAGATATATTATTTGAAAAATAATCAATCAGAACCTTTATTTAGTTTACCTGATTGGGTTTCAGGTATGCAGTTTGCACAAATGGAAGAAGAAATAAGTAATTATATAATTAATCATATAAAGAATAACTTCTCAGCAGGTAAGATAGTTAATATTTACCAAGGAGAAGCAGAAGATGAGGAAGCTGAGGAAGAAGCAGAAAGACTAATTAAACAAAGATTAAGTGGTTCACAAAATGCAGGAGGTATTATTGTTAGTTTTAACAAGTCTCCTGATAAAAAGACTGAGGTAGATAATATAGAGATTACAGATGCTTATCAGCAATTTCAATATATAGCTGACTATGCTAAAGAACAAATATTTACATCACATTCTGTAACCTCTCCTAGTCTATTTGGGGCAGATTCTAATACAGGATTTAGTTCTGATAGTGAACAAATGCAAACAGCCCTTAAAACTCTTTATAGAAGTCAAATTAATCCTATTAGAAGTAAGATTATAGATGCGTTAGAGGATGTATTGCGAGAATCTTACCCTGAAATAGAATTAGACTTTAAAGATTTTGAAGAATTAAACATAAATACAGAAGAAAATGAGTAAGACAACTATATTAATTTCAGAAGAACAAATAAAAAATACTACCCCTATTGGTGGTAATGTAGATACAGCTAAATTATTACCTGCAATTAAGACTGT